TGATACCAGTATGAATGGTAGCACGATCGCTTTCATACTCTTCAGTCCCGTACGCGCTATGGATCATTACATGTTCGATCAGCGCTCCAGGGTTGGCTCCTTTAAGAACTAAACTAACTTCATAGATTTCTCCATGAACCACGTCGTTACCGTTCTTACGGATACCGCGAGCCCCAATAGACATAGCATTTACATCACCATGTTTTAGCAAGACTCTCATGTCTTGAGCATGTTCGGTATCATTAAGATATCCATACCCATAAACACCCTGGTCACGATGCTGAAGTATCATATACCCCAACACATTTGAGGGACTGGAGTAATCGTGTTGCCATACGATAGGTACTTGAGCGCCATCATTTTGTAGGAAAGCGTCATGACGAATCGTCACGCCATCGGTACATTGAATGTCGTTTTTAGTAACCCATCCGGCAAAATCTGCCTTATTGCGCAACTACTTTTCCTCCATAAAAATTTTTATACATCCAAAGGCCGTCCAAATTCATCTACCGGATTTCCGTCCGCATCGACATACCCACCTTGGCCATCGCTATAGATGCCTGGATATCCTTGGGTTGTACCATCATAACCGCCCATTCCCATTAAGTCCATACCTGTAGAAATGTTCTTGTTAAAGAGCATATCTGCGATACGGCTAGGGTGAGGCGCTCGACCTAACATAGCACGAATTTCATTCGAGGTAAATATTGCATTTCGTGCGAATAGATCTGCCGCAGTACCGAGTTGTTCAACTGGTAACATACGGAACGGGTCACGGTAATACTGAATTACTTGACCCTGAGTACGAGCAGTTTTTGTCAGAAATGTTCTATTAATACCATCCACAATAGTCTGTAAGACAGGATCTACTGCTCTATGGTAATATAGATTAAGTTCTGCTTGCCCTGCAGTACCATCAAGAATCTTAGAAGAGATACCAACCTGATTATAGTAATCTTGTTGTAACTTACGCAAGTCATCAACAAGGTTGTTCATGATGTTACCACCGGTGTGAATGAACTTCTCATTCGCATCCAAAGTAGCAATACCAAACTGACTATTAGCAAGTTCATCTTCTAACTTTTTCTTTCGTTCCTGAGCAAGGGCCTGTCTATGCTCGCTCTTAGTAGCATAAGGTACTTGAATGAAGCCATTCAAACGACCAGCTACGATAGCCTTATCTTGGGAATACATAAGATCCATCTTCTGCTCAATCAACCGAAGAGTAGCGTTCTGATCTTTAAGTAGCCCGATCAAAGGAGACTCCAGAATTACAACAGACTGCTTAGACAAAGTCAAGTCTTGTTCTAAACCATTTTGATCATTATAGACTCTGACACGTACCGCTCTAGGATACCATTGAATAATCTTACCTACTCGCATAGATAGAATATCATAAGAGCCTTCGTCATTAGGTTTTGTTGTTGTATCGACGGGGACAATAGCCACTGTACCCTCTTCTAACAGCGACCAGGCTAGATCATAAATAAATGCTCTACCTGTTTGGTCAATGTTAGCGGATAAAGTTAGGCAATCGATCAAACCCGAGTCCACCGGTGTCTGATTACCGTCTTCTTCATTGATTTTCAAATGTTTGAAATCAACCATAGCGACGTCAAGAGCGATCATAGAGATAATACTATTAACCAAGTCCTGACGTTTGAAATTGTAACCACGAAGCGCACCTGTCGATCGTCCCCAACCAGAGCCGGAAACTAACGACTCATCATAGTCTAAACCATTTCGAGTAGACATAAATGCGTTCCACGATCCTAAGGGGTTATTTACCATCCTACAAGAATGCCTCCTTATTACGTTTATAAGCAACCCAAGCATCCATCAGCGCGGCAACGTTATCGATCTTTTCATTGCTACGCATTTTTGAAAGTTTGTAGTTACCGTTATTGTCTTGAATTACAACAGCATTACCCATTGCATATTTCATAAGCTCTTCAAAGAAGATTAGGTCACGAGATGTCGCCATGTTCTTAATTTCCCCTAATGGGACTGACTCGGTACGAACACCTTGTCGAACCACTTCAACGCCAACGTCGCCGTTTTCCATAGTCCATCTATCAACAAACTCAGCAGCATTATATGGGTCATATCCAAATGAGATAACACTCCATTCCATCTCTTCGATGTACCGCTCAACATCGTCATATACTTGTTCCCAGTCAAGATAGTTACCGGGTAATATAATCAATGTTCCTTCAGCTTGAAGTTGATCATACTTTTGTTGTGCGGCCGAATTCAGTCGCAAGTATTTAACTTCAGAAACATACGACCTCGTCTGGACACCATACCTTCCTCTACCAAGAGGAATAATCCAAGTAAATGCCCAGAAGTCATCACCCTGCGAGGCGTCCATTCCCATAGACACTTCCATACGTTTAAAGTTCTGCCTTCGATGAAGTTCAGTCTCTTCGAAAGTAAAGAAGTATGTGGTACCTTCTACCGGTATACCAAACCTTTTCGCAAGGATATCATTCCGGTTTGCTGGTGAGTGTTCAGCACGTCTAACGTCACGTTGGTATGCTTCATATGAAACGGTAATACCAATGTTGGGGCATGCTTTCATCCACATGTCAGGATTACCCACTTCGGCAATATCGTCTAAGCGATAATACCAAATAGAGGTATGCGGGTCATAATATTGTCCACGAAGAATATCAAGAAGCTCTTTCTTGATTGCATCTCCTACCGAGTCCCGGACCGTACCTTCAGAAGATACAGCTAGGATAAGGTAATCATCAATACCATCTTTTGATGCGGATTGTTCCAACGCACCGATGATATCTTCCTTGATATCCCCCGATAACCATTCATCGACTGTTGCATACTTGGCACGAGACCCTTGAAGTTTATTACGAGTCATTGGTTTAACTTGTAAGATAGAGTTTGTTAATCTATTAACAATACCATCTTTCGTAACAGCTAACTGAGCTTGCGACTTTTGAGTACGTGCTTTATTAGACCCTTTTGTAAGAACCCTAAATAAAGGAAACCCTTCAGTTGAGCTAGCAGCTTTAGTTATAGCAGTAGCAAAAGGATATAATACTTCCTCCGCTTGCGCCATTGTCGGAGCGGTCGTTACCTGTTGTGTAGAGTTTGTGTCAATAACTAATCCATATGCATGGTGTAATGTGGCATACAGAGATTTGGCATTACCCCGAGCGACAATTAGATATTGTTTGTTTCGAAGTCTGCGCTTATGCTTAACTATTTTGAATTTTCCGGTCTGCGGGTCATAAACTTTCTCTTCTTTGATTTCAAACCAAGCAAGAAGATCTTCAGCCCAAAGTCGGAAAGTTGGTAATAGGGTTAAAGGCCGACCGTCAACAAGTGTCATCTCATTCTCACAGAAATCAATAAACCCTTGTATTGCATCGCTGTCGTAATAATAGTTTGGGTTAGCGATATCCGCATCGATTCGGTTCATCTGCATCGAGATCTCACGACATACAGGAATCTCACCGCGTATTACAGCATCTCGAAATCTACCGTACTCGATAGGAACCGCAGTGTTGCTAAATACCACTGGTTACTCCTTTTCGTATAAGATTCTATTTCTTATATTTCTTTTGTGCTGAACGTTTTTCGTCCATCTGTTTACGAGTTCCTCGCACATTAGAAAGGCGGTCATAACGATTATTGTATTCTTTCAATAACCGTTTATAAGCATCCACAGCAGGCTGTTCTTTTGGATTAACAGCTTTTCCGTTTCGAACACCACTTTTAGCACTATTAAGCGCTTTTTGCATTTTATCGCGCAAAGTATGGATATCACGTTGAATATTATTCGCTTGCTCATTATTATCTTTAACAGCAGAACGATATTCAGCTTCATCAATAGCATCACGTACAGTATCAGCTAAAGGAAGACCTTTACGCTTCTTCCACTTCATACCCTTCTTACCATAGTGTTGAAGTAAATCTTCATTCGAAGGAATGTAAACACCGTTAATAATTTCACCCATTGTAATTAACCTCTATTCTTTTTATCTTTACGATATAAATCGCGCATATTTTTGGCATGCTTACGACGCATTTCTAATATTTTAGATGCTCGTTCTGCATCTTTAGTACTCCGCTTATACGCATCCAGATATTTTTGTTCAGCCTTATTAGCCGTCTTGCCATTTCGAACATTACTTTTAATTTTACTAATATTATCAGCCATGTTCTGTTCGGCAGTCTTCTTATCACGTAAAGAATCTCGAATATGAGACTGTATAGCATGATTGTCCACGCCGTACATAATATCCTCAATGGCGTTATTAACAGCATCAGAAATACGCGGATTGCGCTTCTTCCACTTCATACCCTTTTTACCATAGTGTTTGATCTCTTCACTCTTCTGAACACTTTCAGGGATATAGATATCAACACCACGAATATTCACAGATTGAGTAAACTTCGTCAAAGTATTAGGTACATCTTTAAAAGCTTTGGCCCATTCCTGACTCTTCTTAAAGTCAGCGATAGCTTTTTCCATAGCCTTTTTGTCGTTCTTGTTGATTTTCCTTGTAGCAAAGGTACTTGGCATTTTGGAATATACATCCAATGTTGCTGATGCCACACGACCTAGCGTTTGTAATCTCGCTTGTTGTCGTTTCTTGGCAGCTTCTGCTCTTGCTTTACCAGGAGCTTCTACAAGTTCTTTAAACTTACGTTCAGCTTCAATTCGAGCGACTTTCGCTTTAAGTGCCTTAGTAGACATCTTATCACGATGTTTATACATATTAATGTATTCTTGTTCACGCGCTAGTTCATCAACCGCACGTTTAGCTTTACGATGAAATAAAGTCTTTTTGGCCATATCAGTATGTTTACGACTTCGTCTAGTGTTACTCGACGATCGACGACCACCAAAGATATGTTGATACCATTTCATTCCTTTACGTCCGGAATGTAGTAATACTTCATCATCGGATGTCTTTGTTGACATATTCCACCTCCCAGCGAGCTCGAGTAAGATTTTCATCACGAGCTTCTTTTAGTGCTGTAAGTACCGATGCTTGCGGAGGATCATATGAAATGATCGTACTTATACCAACAAAGGTCTTAGCGAAAGATATATTATCCAACCGCCGTTTTATTCCCTCATCCAAGTCATCGATATGACCATAAAAGAAATCACCCCATGTTAGATCTGGATTAGCAATAACGCTACAAGTATGTCCAATACCGTTCTGTACTAAAATACCAAGAGCGCTATCGATCGCCAAACCAATCTGGGTTCGAACAACTTTATTGGCTTCCGGATCGGAATCATGCAACACGCCGACGAAGTTGAGAACATCATCATAAATCGTATTCATTCACTTCATCCTTACCATAGTTTAGTATCACCCGGTTTGCGTTCCACCCATTCTTGATACTCCTTCTGATCGTAGTGGATTCGCTTGTGAGTGTAATCTGAGACCGTGATAAGTCCGTCAGGATCGAAACAATTCTCGGTCAAGTTTTCAATATCTTCTCTAGTTAAAGGATTCATATGATGGACGGTTATAACACCATTCACATATAACCCTCTTATTCCCAAATCCTGGCCGAGATCTCGACGAATAATTTCGTTTCGACAATTCAACCAAGCACGAGACTTATAGAACGGATTCGAAATATCTCTTGGCGCTTCATGATGAACACCACGAAGTCTGAGATACTCTAATCGCTCAGTATAAGATTCTAGTTTAGACATTTCTTTATAGGACAATCTATTGCTCATAGAAAGTCCCCTCAATAACATCAGATGGTTTACCAGCATAACCTTGGAATGCCTTATGCGCTTCCTTGAAGTCAAGTTCTGCTTGTTGGTCGCTACGAATTAAATCGATACGAGCTTGTAGCAGTTCTGCTTGTAGTTCAAGTTGTTTACGCTCAAGACGAGCTTTGGGACTTGCTTGGTTTAACCAATAGACGATCTCCGAAGCCGAAGCAGTTCCTTCCTGAAGACGCTTTTCTGATAGCTCCATCGCAAGTGCCATCA